TATGAATGAATTAAGCAAATTATTACAGGAAAATTTAAATATAGAATTTATATCAGCAACGCTGAGTAACCCGAAGAATAAAGACGGTGTACAAAAAGTGAAAGTAAGACCGATCCTGAAAAAAGATGTCCTTTATTTTCAGCTCGAGTCATTCCGGAATAATCAGGCGTTTCACGAGAATGTGGAGGAGAAAAAAGCTTGTGAAATACTTCTTAAGTATATGGAAAATATGCGCCAGATGCAGATGGAGACACAAAGAGCAGCTTATACAATTCTTGTAAGCAAAAAGGGAAAAGTAACAATAAAAAGCAAGATGAAAAAAGGCGAAAAGAAGCAGATCAATATGAGCCACGACCGCAAGAGTATGTACTGGAAGAGGGAGTCCCAGTACCATTTCTTCAGGATCTTGGTGTTATGACACAGGATGGAAAGATCGTGCATGCGAAATTCGACAAATTCCGGCAGATTAACCGGTTCCTGGAATTTATCGAGGATATATTGCCGGAGCTTGATAAGGGAAGAGAACTTACAATCCTAGATTTTGGCTGTGGTAAATCTTATCTCACGTTTGCCATGTATTATTATCTGCATGAATTGAAAGAATATGACATAAGAATCATAGGACTGGATCTGAAGAAAGATGTGATCCGTCATTGTAATGAATTAAGTGAAAAATATGGCTATGAAAAGCTGAGATTTCTGGAGGGTGACATTGCGGATTATACCGGTGTCAATAAGGTAGATATGGTGGTAACCCTGCATGCCTGCGATACCGCAACCGATTATGCGTTGGCAAAAGCCGTGGGATGGGATGCGAAAGTGATCTTATCGGTACCATGCTGCCAGCATGAACTGAACCGTCAGATAAAAAATGAGATATTAGAACCAATATTAAAATACGGGCTTCTGAAAGAACGTATGGCAGCACTTATCACAGATGGCTTAAGAGCACAGTATCTGGAGCGTGAGGGGTATGAAGCGCAGATACTGGAATTTATAGATATGGAACATACACCAAAGAATATCCTGATACGTGCAGTAAAGAAGCGGCATGCCAAAGAAGACAATAATATAGAGGCTTCCATCAAGAGATGTGAAGCAGCACTCCGGGTATCACCGACACTGGGACGTCTGTTGGACGGGTTCGCCACGGAGTCCGCAAATTCAGAGAAAGATCATCCGGAGAAAGAGGATAAAGAGGGAGTATAAATGACATTGACTTTAAAAAAAAGGTTAAAGAATGCAGGAATCCTGACTGCAGTATTTATCGTGGCTGTCATTATATTCAGCTACGTGACAAATAAGGGGAATGACAATATGACGGCCGATATGGGAGCCGCAACATTTCCACAGATATCATTTTCTTATGGAGAATATAAGATCAATACACTGACAGGTTATGCAAAACGCATGGATATATCCTCTATGCACAACACGATCACACCGGTAGCGAACCAGAGCCTGGATGTAAACGTAGAAGCATATGGGAATAAATTCACGGGAGCCAGCTACAAAGTCTATACGATGGACGGTACAAGCCAGCTGGAACATAAGAAGATTAAAAAGGTGGGAAAAGGATTTACCCTGGATCTGAGCGGGAAAAAAGTACTGGATGAAGAGCGGATCCTGGAAGTCCGCCTGAACAGAAATGGTGCGGATCCGGTATATTTCTATACCCGTATCGTCAGTGATGAAGATGCACATGTTACAGAATGCCTGAATTACATCAGCGATTATCATGAAAATGCACTTGGCAAGGTGGAAAATGCAGGCGTCGGAGCAGCGCTTGAACCGACTGATGATGCGGACAACACCACACTTCAGCACGTGACGATTAATTCGAATTATGAACAGGTCACATGGGGCAGTCTGAAACCACAGGTAGAACAGGGAGAACGCTGGAGCATCAAGGAACTGAACAGTACCTGTATGTCGGTACAGCTGCAATACCGGGTAAGCTGCAAAGGAGAAGAGAATGAGGCAGACCGCTATGCGGTCAAAGAGTTTTTCCGCGTAAGATATATTGCAGATGCCAAGAAAACCTATCTTCTGGATTACGATCGGACAATGGAACAGATCTTCGACGCGACACAGAAGGTTCTGAATGAGAAAGGAATCATCCTCGGCATCGCGCCTGCAAATCTGTCTTATAAGGTGAATAAAGATGGTACGATCGTATCATTTGTAGAGGCAAATGAACTCTGGAATTATAACAAAGATTCAGACGAGATTTCACTGGTATTTGGTTTCGCAGATGCGGAGAATACAGATGTGAGAAATATGGTGTCAGATCATAAGATCAAGCTTCTTAAGGTAGATGCCAAAGGCAATACAACCTTCCTGGTGTCCGGTTATATGGACCGCGGCGAGCACGAAGGAGAAGTGGGAGTAGCTGTCTATTATTATGATATAGAGAAGAATTCAGTGGAAGAGAAAGTATTTATTTCCACAAATAAATCATATGCACAGGCAGAAAGTGAACTCGGAGAGATGTCATATTACGATGCGAAAACGGATATGCTGTACACAATGGTAGACGGCACCCTTTATCAGTATAGCGTCGAAGATGCCGAGAAGAAAGCACTGGTCAAAGGACTGGATGCACAGCAGTATGTTGTGTCGGAAGACGGAAGTCTGATCGCATATCAGGCAAACGGAGATCTTGAGACCGCAACAAAAGTGACAATCCTGAATGTAGAGACAGGAAAGAAGCAGAAAGTAACCTGCGGAAAAGGAGAATGCATCCGCCCACTTGGATTTGTCAGAAGTGATTTTGTATATGGAGTTGCCAAGACAGAGGATATAGGAAATACCGTATCCGGAGAGGCAACCGTTCCAATGTACAAACTGGAGATCCGGAATCAAAAAGGAAAAGTGATCAAAAAATATCAGACAGACGGCATTTATATTCTGAGTGCATCATTCGATGAAGATATGATCACGCTGGAACGTGCATCGAAAGACGGAGATACTTATACAGCAACAGCACCGGATTATATTACGAATAATGAACAGAAGACCAAGAGCAATATTGCACTGGAAACTTATGCAACAGACCTGAAACAGACACAGGTAAGACTGACGTATAACGACGGAGTCGCAGACAAAGAACCAAAAGTGCTCAAGCCAAAACAGATTCTGTTCGAAAGACCACAGACAATCACATTTTCCGATAAAGACGCACCGGAGAAATATTATGTCTATGGACATGGTGATATACAGGGCGTATATACAAAGGCCGGAGACGCGATCAAGAAAGCAAATGATTACAATGGTGTGGTAGTCGATTCATCCCAGAATTATGTATGGGAGCGCGGTAACCGCAATCTGCAATATTCGATCACTGATAAAGATGATGTGTTAAATACAATCAAAGACCGCCTGAAGAATCAGGAAAAACCGATTGATATCTTAAAAGATGTCAATAACGGCGAGGCTTACGACCTGACAGGATGTACGACGGAAGAGATTCTGTACATCATCAACCAGGGCCGTCCGGTCATTGCAATGCTGGATTCGCAGAATGCCGTCATTCTGGTGGGATACAGCGATACGAATGTTGTGTATGAAGATCTGAATGACAGTACAAGACACAGCGTGAAGTATGAAGAGATGGATCAGATGACGTCCGGAAGCGGTAATACGTATATTGGATAATAGAGAATACAGAATGAATAATAAAAAAGGGCGTGTGAAAAAACTTTTGTTTTTTCACACGCCACTTTTTTAGGCTGTACGGAAAAGCGTACTCTTATATTTCTTCAATGCCCCATACACGATCAGACCAAGAACGGTGCAGGAAATCACCTCACCAATTCCGACTGTCAGCATCATAAACGGAATAGGAAGTGTTACACCATAACCGTAACGCAGTACGAACGGAACGATGATGATATTCGAAATGATTGGTGGAAATGTTGCTACAACTGGTTTCTGCTCACGCAGTTTCCATGTAAAAAATGCACCAATCAATGTTGCAATACTGCCAAATACAATATCCGGAAGGATCGCACCGCCCAGAATATTACCGATCAGACATCCGACAAAGAGTCCCGGAATAGCAGCTGGTGTAAATATTGGTAAAATAGTGAGTGCCTCGGAGATACGAACCTGTACTTCTCCGAAAGAAAATGGTGCAAAAATGTAAGTCAACACCACGTAGATCGCAGCGATCATGGCTGCCTGGGTCATGAAACTAAGATTTTTGTTTTTCATTTTTCAATTCTCCTTTAGTTTTGTTTTACGTGTGGAAGGTCACGAACACACGATTCATTTTGCGCCGGGAATCGGCGAAACCCTTGTAAGACCTTGGTTTTTTCGGGTTTTACATCGGGTGATAGTATAGCACGGAGAGGGAGAAAAATCAAGATTTGTCCAAAATTTGTCCAAAATGGGAAAAGTGTTGATTATTTTTCGAAGTAAGCACAGGAATCTCCAAAGTGTTTTTTTAAATAGTTCAGCTTCTCCTCTTTTGAAAGAGAATCCCATTTGGCCTCTTTTCTTCTAGTCTCTTCAGCATCAGAAATTGCTATTTTATAAGAGTTTCGTTCTTCCTTATCAGCTAAATGCAAAATTAAAAACTCGATATAATCAAAAATATCATCTAAAAAGTCCATGAACGTTACAAGGCTGATTGTAGTGTCGTCAAATTGAACATGCACGTTATTAATACATCCTGAAAAATTTTCAATTTCCATCCTTATATCATTGCTATATGTATCAAATTAACTTCTTCACCAATGAGAGAATCTGGATTATTAAGCTGTCCAGCATCAAATGATAACTTAATTTGATGTCCCAATATTTGCAATAAATTAGTAAGTTTTACATCACATTCATTACGCAATGCGTCAAAGCACCTGACTTCTTCTTGCAATGATTTAAAATCTGCTTCACATAATAAATAATCTTCATTAACTTCTAAATGCATAGAAAAAGTATGTGCTAGGTCGCGAGACATGCCACGTTTACCATTTTCAATATATGAAATGGTTTGAGGTGTACAATAACTCAGTTCTGCTAATTCTTTCTGAGTTAAATTTTTTGCAGTTCTACATTCTTTTAAACGGTTGCCTATTTTTTGGTTTAAGTTTTCTTTATCCATTCTTTATCACCACCATATTATTAAACAAAACGAAATTAAACTGTTGTTTTACTAATCTTAACATAAATGTTATACTTTAATCAAGATAAAAAAACAAGAAAGGTGATAAAGAATGAAAAAAAGGAAAGAGTACGATGGTTACACTAAGCGGCTTGTGAATATTGAAGAATTTATGCAGTACACAGGACTTGGACGGAATAAAGCGGCAAATCTTGGAGAAGAGATTGGTTGTACTATGCGAGTAGGAAAGCGTGTATTATATGATATACAAAAGGCAGATCAGTATTTTGATGCATTAACAGAAGTAAAGTAGGTAAGAAATGGGAAAGGGTGGCTATGGTTTGACCTATCAAGAGGTATACGAGATGGAAAATTTGACCATCGAGGCGAAAGCTATTTATGGAATGTTGTGCAGTTACGCTGGATCAAAAGCAACGGCGTATCCGAGTGTAGATTTTATTTGCAACAAATTAAAGATAAGCCGGACAAGGTTCTACAGGCACATGAATTTATTGGTTGGTGCGGGCGTTGTGAAGAAAGAACAACGAAAAAATGAGGATCAAAGTTTTTCCGGCAATGTATATGTATTAGTGCCAAATCTTCAAAATATGCAAAAACCGTATACGGAAAATATACAAATGCCGTATACAGAAAATGAGCATGCGGGAAATGCGTCTACGGGAAACGAGGCAACTAATAATAACACTATCAATAATAACACTATCAATAATAAGAATATCGAATACGAAAAGGTGATAGAGATGTTCAATACTATCTGTGTATCGTATCCAAAAGTAAAATCATTATCGGAGGCAAGGAAGAAAGCAATCCGGGCAAGGCTACGCACGTATTCAATGGATGATTTAAAGAGAGCTTTTGAAGCAATGGAGCGGAGCGAATTTTTGAGAGGCAGTAATGGTTCTGATTGGTCAGCTAATTTTGATTGGGTTATGAAAGATAAGAATCTTGCAAAGGTTCTGGACGGTAATTATGAGAACAGGGAGGGGAAAGGTTATGCAACAACAGACACTGAAAATCGGAGACCAGCATCGGATTATTACAAGCAATTTCTCCGGGATGGCAAAGGTAACTAACGTGAAAACAGTGGACACCAAGGAACAAAAGGGAGTTCTGGTGGAATATTTGGTTGAGAGATATGGACAGAGCGCAGATTTTTTTATTCCAGATGGTGCGATATTAGACGGTCAGATCGACAGCCGTAGGGTGAGAAGTGGAATGCCGGTAGAATACATGTCCAAAGATGGCAAAGACTTTGACTGGGGGCAGTATTCAGAGGATGTAGAGATTCAGAAGAGGATAGCCAATGCCTTTGTGTATAGCTTTGCGACTTTTCGGAAACAAGGCAGGGGATTGTACATCTATTCAAGCACTAAGGGCAGTGGGAAAACGCTTCTTGCATGTTGTTTGGCGAATGAGGTATTAAAAAAGCAAGATGTTTCGATCAAGTTTATAACTATTGCTGATTACATAGAGCTTGTGCGGAGTAGCAAAAATGAAGCGGTCAAAGAACAGATGAACGCAATTATGAATACCGGATTGTTGATTGTTGATGATATCGGAGCAACGAAAGAGGACAAGGATTGGATTTCAGATGCCATTTACAGATTGGTGAACAGGCGGTATGAGAATATGTTACCGACCATTTATACATCAAATGTCATGATTGATAATCTGAAATGTGATGATCGCATAAGCAGCAGAATAATGGAAACCAGTACAGTCCTTGCGATGCCGGAGTTTAGTGTACGGAAGAAAAAGGCAGACGAACGAAATGAAGCTTTTTTGCGGGGAATCTTAGAGGAATAGAAAAGCGTGCATCCTGCTGCCATTATCGGGCAAAGTTGGCAGCAGGATGCACCTTTCAATCATTTTAACATGGTGGGAGGTGTGTGGCAATGGTGGAACTGAGGATAGAAAGAGAAAACAGGATAGCAAGGCTGTATTTCATACAGGGAATTTGCGTGGAAAAAAGAGACAGGATCTGGATAGCTGATGTGTTGTTGAAAGAAGTAAGGCTCAGAGATAACACAAAGGCGATAGGAATCAAGCTGTGTGCGAGGACAATAGAATCAATGAAAAAGCTTATCATTGACTTAGCACAGTTGTATGGCGTACACGAAACGTTATGCGTGAGAATCCCGGAAAGTGAGGAAGAGGGAGTGCTATGGTCGTACCAGGCGGAATGGTGAGAAAGTGCTAACATTTGCCAACATTTTGAGGAGATATAAGCAAAAGCATAGCAAAAAAAGCTTCGGGATGTTAAGAAATGTTAAGGCAAGCGAACATATACTGATGAAACAGAAAAAACATGACATTTGGGACATATAGGGGAAAAGACAACGGGGGTGATGATTTGATTGCTGAGAAATGCAAAGGTTAAAGCATATATTGCGGAAAAAGACAGCGGAGGTGATGATTTGATTCAACGAATAGAATGGGATGGTGGATAGATGAAAGAAAAACTTACATCGAAGCAAAAGAAATTCGCATTGGAATTTCTGATCTCTGGAAACATAACAGATGCGGCAAAGAAAGCCGGATACAGTGAGCGGTCAGCAAGACAGATAGGATCGCTGAATTTGACAAAGCCGAATGTTGTCGAGTACATGAATGAGATATTGGAGAAAACCAAAAGTGAAGAAGTAGCAACGACAGAGGAAGTCTTGGAATTCCTTACATCTGTGATGCGAGGAGATATAGCGGAGCAGTTTGGATTAGATCCGGCTATAACTGACAGAACTAAGGCGGCACAACTGCTCATGAAGCGGTTCAATGACGATCAGCGGATAAACTTGGAACTGACAAAGTTAGAGATCCGATTTAAAGAGAATATGCCAGGAGAACAGGGACAAGATAACTTCCTTGATGCTCTGAATATTACAGCAAATGAAGTTTGGAACAATTAACTGAATAGAAAAGGAGAAAGAACATGAAGGTATTTTTAACAATTATTTTATTGGCGATTTTTACAATAGAGTTTCTTAATTTCTGCACTAATGCTCTGATATGGGTGAATCTGGACAGAAAGGAGAGAGAGAATGAAAAACATATCGATTGATGGAAAGAAAGTTATCAAAGTTCAAAACGGGCATATTTCGATTGCGTTTCCGACCGGAATAGAAAAAACAGGAAAAGCTATAAGAAAAATGTTGAAATTGTTGGGGCAAGCGGAGAAAGAGGAAGAGCGAAAGCCGCACAATAAAGACCAGATTTATAAAACATTGGATGGTAAATTCGCTATAGAGTTCGAAAAACTATTTGGAAAAGGAGCTTGCAAAAAGGTGTTCGGAGTGCAAAAGCCATCATATACACTTTACCTTGAATTTTTTGATAAGTTAAATGATCTATTTGAGGAATGGATTAAAAAAATATAAGGAATAACCGGGCAACGTTTGGAGTTGCCCGCTAACCGTTAACAGTAAGCGGTAGAAAGGACGATACATGACAGAAGATGGAAGTATTGTTATTAACACAAAAATCAGAACTGATGGTATAAAGGCGGGTACCGCAGAAATTGAAGCTGGAGTGCATCGGGCAGCAGACAGAGTAAATACATTGGGAAGTAATGTAAAAAAGACTCTTAATAACCAGATAGATTCTTTTGTGAAGCTAAATGATGAGTACAGTACGCAGGAACAAAAAGTAGAATCCTTACGGCAAAAGGTAGCTGCTTATGCGAATCAACGGATTCCGACTACGGAATACAAAGAGATAACAGCACAGATCGAACAAGCACAAGAAAAGCTCAATCGACTTAACGATGCAAAAGAACGTTTCGGAGCTACAGGTGGAAAGGTCAATAGCACATCATATAAGAAAATGCAGTATGACATAGAAGATCTTGCAAATGTGATTAAGTACGCAAAGTCAGAACTTGATGATCTGGAGGCATCAGGGAAAGCTTTTATTTCTGGCGTAAATACTAAAGAAGCGCAAGCGGATATGGAAAAGCTGATTGCTGCCGAGAAAAAACTTTCCGATATGCAGAAACAGTTGCATACATCGTACCAATCAATAGCAGATACATACAACTCTTATCTGAATAAGTTGTTAGAAAACGAACGAAAAAACGAACGGAAAATTGCGGAAATTAATGGAAAACTTGAAGAAACAAGGGCGAAAGAAGTTGAAGCAGCCGTAGAAGCAAATCGGCTAAAGGCTATCGGTGATAATGCAAAAGTCGGAAGTAAGAGAATCGTAAATCTTAATAGTGAATTAGAGAGATTACAAGCAAGACAGAACGAACTGAAATCTGCGGGTATTGGAAGTGGATATAAAGAATTTGATTCGAACACAAGACGTATAGCGAAGATTAACGAAACGCTTAGGAAATATCAGGATGAATTAAAAAAGACAACAAAAGAAGAGGGGAGATTTGGAGTAGCCGGTGGAAAGATTGCCGGAAATATGAAAAAGACCGAAAAATCAGTTGATAACGCAAGATTTAGTATGTCACGAATGATAAAAACAGGCTTACTAATGAACATTGTAATGCGGGCGTTTTCGGGAGTAATGAGTGGAATCAAGGCCGGAGTTGATAACTTAGCTCAGTATTCCAACGGAACCAATAGTTGTTTATCTGTTTTGTGGGGAAGCCTTATCAGATTACAAAATTCACTTGCTACGGCATTTAATCCGATTCTAACCGTTATCACACCGATACTGTCACGATTCATTGACCTTATCAGCACAGCCATAACCTATGTAGGAATGTTTTTCGGGTATCTTGCCGGGAATAAGACATACACAAAGGCACTGGCAGTACAAAAAGATTATGCTGCCAGTCTGGACAAGACTGCCAAGTCTACGAAGAAAGCCACAAAAGCAGCGAAAGACTACCTGTCACCTCTTGATGAAATTAATCGGTACACAACAAATAAGGATACCGACACAACACCGTCTGGATCTGATGTAAACGGAACACCGATCAGCAAAATGTTTGAAGAAGTTCCAATAGATGCACCGCCGATTTTCGAAAAAATCAAGGATGTACTGGGGCAGATATTCCAACCATTTAAAGAAGCGTGGGAGCGTGAGGGAAAAAACACAATTGATGCTGCTAAGTATGCATTATCGGAACTTGGAGCACTGGCAAAGAGTGTCGGCAGTAGTATGTTGGAAGTCTGGACGAATGGTACAGGCACACAGATACTGTCTACCATGTTACAGATCGCACAGGGACTGCTTACAACGGTCGGGAATATCGCAAGGCAATTAGATATAGCTTGGAATAAAAACGCCGTAGGAACGGCCATTATACAGGCTATAGCAGATGCTTTCCAAAAGGTACTTGATATCATCAATCGTCTTGTGTGGGATACGGCTCAGTGGGCGGGATCTTTGGACTTTTACCCGTTACTTAATTCGATTAAGAATCTGTTTGAATCTATGTCACCGCTGATAGAAGCTATTGGAAGTTTCTTAGAAAGACTGTATACGAATATCATTTTACCAATGCTTAAGTTCTTGATAGAAAATGGACTTCCGTTCCTTATTAATCTACTTGCGGGTTTGTTTGATTTTCTCGGAGAACATCAATGGATTATAGATGCCATTGGAGCTGCACTGCTTGGAGCCTTTGTATCATCGAAGATATCACCTCTTGTACTTGGAATAAGAAGTGCCATTACAAGTCTTATAGGCGTATTCACTGGTGCCGGGGGATTATCTGGAGCAATTTCTATGATCGTTGCGGCTTTCGATAGATTTGCAGTTGCTTCAAATGTAATACCTATTGCCATTGCGTTAGCTGTTGCAGCTATTGTATTAATAATCACTCACTGGGATCAGCTTAAAGCTGCAATGTCGAAACTTATGGACTGGATAAAAGGAGTATTTTCCGTTGATTGGAATGCTCAACTCGGAGTATTGGGAGAGGGAATAGAAGTTTTATTAAGTACCGTAAAAGGTATTTTTAACAGTATAAAGCAGATATGTTCTGGATTTATTACGTTCTTAAAAGGAGCATTTACAGGAAATATAGATATGGCACTAAAAGGAGTTTTGGGTATATTACGTGGAGTTGCTAATTTGGTTTTTTCGATATTCAAAACCCCAGTCAATGAGGTTATTGCTTTGTTTAATGCAATGGGACAGACGATTGTCAAAGCGATTAATAATCTGATTGATGGATTGAATCATATTAAGGTGCCGGATTGGGTTCCAGGTATCGGTGGTAAAGGAATCAATCTTTCTCATGCGAACTTCAGGAGGGTTCCTTACCTTGCACAAGGGGCAGTTATTCCGGCCGGAAATCCGTTTTTAGCGGTTCTTGGTGACCAGACAAAGGGAAACAACTTGGAGATGCCGGAAAATCTGTTAAGAAAAATCGTAAGTGAAGAAAGCGGTAAAGGTACAGGAATGATAAAACTTGTGGTAAATCTGGACAGCCGTACTGTACTTGAACGGCTTATTAATACAGCAAAAGAAATGCAGATGTCCAACGGACAGAATGTATTCGAACTTGGGAGGTAGGTAAATGGAACAAGGAGTAAGAGGTAGATCTATGTCGGATTATGGAATCAATCACATAGAGGTTGATAAACTTGTGAAATTCTGCAAAGAAGCAAGGGGCGAAGATTTAGTATTACTTTTACGGGCAGCAGTCTTGACCAATGAGGATATAGCAGCGGAATTGTTTACGTGTTTGAAACTGGGGATTGGTTATGATGTGATGTATAAAAAGAACTGGATCCCGATGCAGAGAAAGGATTTTCAAGGATACAGGAGAAAAACGCTGGAAACAGTGGAACGCTTATTACTGATGCGAGATATAGAGATGGAAGGATAGAATTATACTAATGGGAGTAATATAGTTGCCTGTTTGGTAATGCTGTGATATGATACGGACAGGGAAACCAAAAGCAGGCGGCTACCCTCCAACTTCGGAGGGATAAAAACACCCTCCAGACGAAAGAAAGGAGGGCGATGCGATGGTTACATATTCTGATATGATTCAGTTTTGTATATTCATTGTTGCCCTTGTAGGTCTTTGTTATGAGATTTTCAAGGGAAAACGAAGATAGCCGCCAACTACCGCGAATAGTTGACGACTATTTATAATAATAGCTGTTAATATTATCAGGGTAGCCGCTTGCGGTTTCCCTCTTGTGTCTTAAATATAGCATATCTGATAAATAGATTCAAGCAGATCAGAAAATAAAGTTAGTATAAATTATTTTATGTGTTCAGAAATTTTTATTCCATTCCCCTCGGCAATTTTAGCAATTTTAAGATAATTTTTTGTTTGTTGATTTTTCATGCGACGATAACCACCGAATGATTTTGGGGCAATATCAGGTAAAGTGGCACGAATAGTGTAATATTCAATTTCATCAATGCCTTTTTGATATTCATTTTCTTTTTCTTTGAGGTAATTACGATAGGATTCTTTTTCGGAATCAGAGCGATCATCTATATAGGGGCGTTGGCTCGCTTTGATAGCATCGACATCGTGACCGTTTTTATCTCTAATAGTATCTGTTCCATCATTGTTGAAAAAATAAGTAGAAATATTATGACGGCACTTAGGGTGAACGCTTCCGGTTTTCATAATTACATCGGGAAGTTTAGGGAAAATATTACTTTTTCCAGAAATACTATAAACGCGACCTTGCAATTTATTGCATTCCGCACAGCAACCGAGATGAGCACTCATTACTACATAATCAGTATGATATTTTTTACAATCTTTAAGGGCATGGTCTAATGATATTTTGTGTAGATTTAAAAGATCAATTGGCTTATTCGGAATATTTTTTACATAGTCATTGATCAATTGCTTTTCTTGCTCGTACTCTTGTAATTTACATTCGGTGAGTAGAATATGAGAATAATTTAAATAGTCTTTTAATCTATAACAATTATTGGAAGCAGCTAAAAAAAGATGAATGCGTTTATATAAACAATCAGATTCTTCGATGAATCCATTGTTTCTTAGGTTACCTGCTTTCATTTTTAAAACATATTCCAAACTTCCTGTAATACCATAACCATGCATTATATCTGTTGAAGCAAAAGTTGGAACAGGAATCTGGCATAAATCATGTATAGATTCTAAGTTGTATTTTTTCCCATCAGATACAAGAAACTTTGCATCGTACCAACTGCGGGCATCGGGTGGGGAGGTTTTATACATTTGTCCGTTTTTAAAATATATTATATCAGCTTTTTTTAGGTTGTCAGAGGGTATGATTGCTTTTTCCTGTAATGAAAAATCTGAGGCATTTTGGTTTTCTGGAAGTTTAAATGCATTCAATATTTTTTCGACAAAATTCATATATGACATCCTTTCTAAACGATGGAGTTTTTATGAATCACGTTCTATAGCTTCATTAACAGAGCGGATAATGAAAGCATTTACACTTTCATTATGTTTTTGAGCATGAGCCTTTATTAGTTCTTTTTGACCTTTAGGGAAAGTGACGTTTATTCGATCATAATTATTTTTTACATATTTATTTACGGCTTTTTGCTGAGCTTTACTTATTTTGGATTCTTCTGCCATTCTATCACCTTCTTTTTTTACTTTTTTAGGAAGATAAAAGTTCACTTTTCCATTACAGTTAATTATAACATACATGTCTATTGATGTAAATATAGAAATATCACAAATATATTGGTGCAAATATATATGAAATGTCAATAGACTATTGGTGCAAATAGATATATAATATAATCACAAGTTAAGAGAAAGCAAACGAACATCCCGAAAAGATGTGAAATCAAAGTCCATATACCTGTGAGCGACCCGGGTGTTTAGCAATAGTCAGGAAGATGACTTGATCGGAAGCTTTCTAAGACTTATAAGAAAGGAGTTGTCGGAAAGATGAAATACAATCTTAGCAGGATTATGTTGAAAGCATGGGAGATTTACCGAAAGTACAATATCAAATTTAGTGAAACACTTCACAGAGCATGGCTGTCAGCAAAAGCGGAAGAAGTCAACGCTAAACGCATTGAGGTGAGCAAAAAGGCATTGGGAATCACTGAGGATACAAATACATGGTCTGGGTGGAAAAAGCTTGGATATGAAGTAATACACGGCTCAAGAGCATTGTTTGGATGTTCGTTGATATGGGGTTCTAAAGGTGATGGAGCAGTATATAACGCCCGGTTCTTTGGAAAATCACAGGTACAGGCAATTGTATGAGAAGAGGTGGTAAGAAGATGGAAGAGAATAAAAAAACGGAATGGTACAAGGATGCCATCGTTAAAAGGGTGCAAGAAAGCAATAATCTGCAGTGGTTGAAGCTGATACATATATATGTGACGCATTTAAAAGAAAAGGAGAGTTAGAGCATGAAGAACGAAGAAATAACATGGTACAAGAACAGAATAATCAAACTGGTAAAGGAAAGTGAAGATTTACGTCTGTTAAAATTGATACATAGAACAGCCGAGAATTTATTAGGGACAGTCAAAGAACGGTAAGGGCGGTGAGAGCATGAAGCAGAATAAAGAAGTGACGGAGTATAAAGAAGAATTGCGACAAATGATTGAAAACATAGAAGATACAGATACGATCAAGTATTTGCGTACATTCATAAAAACTTTTTTGAAGGAGTGGGAATAAAAATGATGAATAAATTAACAGCAACAGCACTATTTGATAAAAATTCATGTCTTATCGGTAATAAGGATGTGATTCCAAAAAGCGAAGCGATAAGACTACTGGGAAGTGGGGCTGTTGAATTTGCAGACAGAGCAGATTCCAGATATCAGAATGCTTATGGAATCGGAGATTTTACAATGGAATATTTAACCAGAGAGGGATTTTTTATTGCAGTAACATACAAAAATGTAGAAGAACAGAAGCAAGCAACAAAGGTGAAAGAGACTAATAAGTAAAGCATTTACAGGAAGATAAGGAGAATACAGATATGAGTAAAAAAGAAAACACAACAGGAACAACAATGGCAACCGAAATCATCAGAGATATGAAGCGAAGAGAGACAGAAGCAATCGGAGAGCTTTCTGGAATCTTAATGGATCTTGATAAGGTACTCTATACGTTGGAGGTAGTACAGGAGAATTCCGATATTGTAGGAAAATCAGTAAATGACGGGGCGTTGTTTATAATGAACCGTAATCGGATTTATCAGAACTCTTCAATTGCTCATGATTACGTGAGAGGATTCGAACAGAAGCTGACAAAGACGATAGACACATTAGATACTGATGATATTACGGAAGAGGAGCCGGCCGGAGATACTAATACAGATTCAGACGGAGAAGCTCATACACAGGAGATGGAGAGCAAGAAGAAATTCATTGTTAAGACGGTAGGGGATATCAAGGCAGAGAAAGCTATTAATATGATCTATGCCTTTGTAAGAAAACTGGCAGCAGAAGAATAGAGGGACTCAAAAAATCACTTTAGCTTTAAGGATATACTGTTTGAAAGATATTCATAATAATTGGAGTGAAATTAATCGACTGAAAAGAAGGTGATATAACAAAAGCCCCAGGTGCGGCAACACCACGGGGCCAAACAGAAATAACCCAATACACACGATAAAGGGTCAACATGATTATAACTGTCATGTTGGCTTATTGCAATACTTGAACTTATGTTCAGAAAGGAGTAGAGCATGGCAGTTGATAAGAGAGGCAGAAAATTACCAAAAGGCATCAGACAGCGAGGAAACACATTTGAAGGACGTTTTATGTATAATGGAACGACTTATACAGTACAAGGCACAACAATAACTAAGGTTCAAAAAGATATGACTGAGCTTAAATATAAGTTGGAGCATGGAATATATGTGGCAAAGGATAAGATAACTCTGGATGAATGGTATAAAATCTGGTTGGAAGAATATAAAAAGAATCGGGTGAAAATAGGAACTTATACGAGCTATGAAAAATATTATCAGAGTATTATAAAAAAGAGACTCGGCAGCAGGCAGATTTCTGAGATCCGGGGTGAGCATATTCAGAAATTATACAATGATCTGGTGAAAGAGGGATATGCATTATCAAGCATCAAAGTTGTATCGGCCGTTTTGAATGGGTGCCTGAAACAGGCCATGAAGAATGGATTGATCGAACGCAATCCGGTAGGGCTGGCGGAGTTGCCACGGCAAACAGGAAAGAAAAAGGAGAGGATAGCGCTGACGAAAGAACAGCAAGATCTGTTCATGGAATATGCAAAAGAGAGCTATTTATATCATTTCTTTGCAGTGATGCTTCAGACCGGAATGAGAAAAGGAGAGATGCAGGGACTTAAGTACTCTGATATTGATAAGAAACAGAATGTGATTCATGTTCAGCGCACATTGAAATACATAGAGGGGCAAGGGTATATTGAAGATACACCGAAGACAAGAACCTCTACCAGAGACATTCCGTTGACTGCTGTCGTAGCAGAGCATATAGAGGCACAGCGGAAGTATTGGAATTTCAAGATTGTGAATATGAATCAGTATTTATTCTGCAATGAAGAGGGCGGCCCGATCAGCAGGGAACGGATTCAGGCTGAAATAGATCGAACAGTAAAACGGATCCGGGAAGCTGGTCATGATTTCCCGAGAATCACAAGCCATGTATTCCGGCATACTTTTGCAACACGTGCGATAGAAGCAGGAATGCCGCCGCAGGTATTGAAAACAATCCTGGGACATAGTTCGCTTGCTATGACGATGGATCTGTATAGTCATGTTCTGCCGGATACGAAAGCGGAAGAGATGCAGAAAATTGCTATCATGTTTTAACGGATAGTATTGGCTCAAGTAAGGTTTGACAATAGCAAATATATGGCGTATATTGTTAGAAAATAGATATTAGCCTTTGGAATCTTTGTGGCGGTTATATCTTCAATTACTGTGGAAGGAAAACAGGCTTTAGGTAATGTGGAACTGAAATGGAAACTGGAGGTGTTCAACATGATAAACTACATGACAATGATTTTACAGATGGACGGTGGCGCGCTTGGGATATGTCCGTGAATGATGATGAAAAAGGTTGATATAGGCGCCGATACTACTGGAAGGGCAACCCTTCCATATCCCATTTAGAGTTTCCTGTGTGGAAGCTCTTTTTTTGTCCAAAATTTGTCCAAAATTGCATGAACGTGGATAAACTAAGATAAAAAGAAAAAGCCGGAAAACGCTGTGTTTTCCGGCTTGGTAACTAAGGATAAATCTATATAAACTTATATTAATAGAAGTTTTGTTTTACGTGTGGAAGGTCACGAACACACGCGCCGTAGCGGATCTTCATTTAACGCCGGAAAGCGGCGGTCAGCCCTGTTCGACCTTGGTTTTGTGGGCTTTGTGACGGGTGATAGTATAGCATGCGGAAGAGTAAAAATCAAGTGTGGGAATTTGCCGTTTAATTCATCATCGTGGCTTACCCCGCTCCATGATACTAAATTCAACAGCAACTTAATACAAATAAATATACTTCGGAATTCCATTCTCATACACCGTATTCATCTCTCCCTGAATCAACGGTGTCAGATAATCCACCATCTTTTCCGTTACATCATTTCCCGCATCATTAATATAATCAGCAGGCACACTCTTGATTGCATTCGCAATATCACATACCGGGAGTGCTTTAAATTCCGTAGCATAAGGTTTGTCAGAAGTACGGATCACAGCAGCCATCATACCGCCTGCACCCTCAAGTGCATACTGGCAGGCAGCCTTTCCGAGCATTCTGGATTCCTGAATGTCGGTTGCACTTGCAAGGTGTGCGGCGCAGCGCTGCATCAGGTTCAGCTCGATAGAACGTACCTTGCATCCGATCTCATTTCTTACAGCATCTTCCAGAACCTTTGCGGCACCGGCGATATAGCTGTGGCCGAAAGAATCGACAGCGGAGCTCTGTACTTCTTCGGAAATGTAGCGACCGTCTTTGTTCTTCACACCTTCGCTGACAGCGATGATCACGGCATCCTGTTCTTCCAGTTTTGCTTTCACATCTTTCAGGAATGTGTCAATGCTGAATGGTACTTCGCAGAGATAGATAAAGTCAGGTCCTTTCGCACCATTTGCACGGGCGAGGCAGGAAGCTGCAGTCAGCCATCCGGCGTCACGGCCCATCACTTCTACGATTGTTACGGCCTTGGTTGTGTATACGTGGCAGTCACGTTCCAGTTCGGCAAATGTGGTTCCGATATATTTTGCTGCAGATCCAAAACCTGGACAATGGTCCGTTCCGCAGAGGTCATTATCGATGGTTTTTGGTGCGCCGACCACGGTAATGTCTGTGATTCCTTTGTCGCTCAGATATTTGGAAAGCTTGTCTACTGTATCCATGGAATCATTTCCACCGATGTAGATGAAGCAGTCGATGCTGTATTTGCGCAGAACAGAGATGATTGTCTCGTATTCGTCTGCACATACGGCAGGATCTTTTAATTTCACACGGCAGGAGCCGAGTGCAGAAGCAGGGGTCTGACAAAGAAGGTTCAGTTCTGATACATTTGTGATCTTGGTTTTAAGATCTATCAGGTTCTCATTTAATACTCCCTGGATTCCATTGACTGATCCATAGATTTTGTCTACGGATGGGCTGGAAAGAGCGTTCTCAATTACTCCGGCAAGAGTTGCGTTGATCGCAGAAGTTGGTCCGCCGGACTGTGCAACTAGTAAGTTCTTCATATGATGATCTCCTAACTTTTGATATTTCTTCCATCTGACTTATTAACTGAAAAATTCGGATAAGTAAGATAGTAAATTCAGTAAATATAGTATAACATAAATCTGGCTGATATGGTATAATAGGAATATATGTGAGTTTTTAAAAAGGAGAATAATTGGCATGGAATTGACAACAATTAGAGAATTATATAAAAACAGTGATTCTTACATGGATCAGAAAGTAACCATCGGTGGATGGGTAAGAAGTATCCGCGGATCCAAAGCATTTGGATTCATCGTGGTAAATGACGGAACATTCTTTGAGCCTTTACAGGTTGTATATCACGACAAGATGGACAACTTTGCAGAGATTTCCAAGTTAAATGTAGGTGCAGCAGTAATCGTTACAGGTACACTGGTAGCAACACCTCAGGCAAAGCAGCCATTCGAGATCCAGGCAGATACTGTAGAAGTAGAAGGAGCATCCGCACCGGATTACCCACTTCAGAAGAAGCGTCACAGCTTTGAATATCTGAGAACAATTGCACATTTAAGACCTAGAACAAATACATTCCAGGCAGTATTCCGTGTACGTTCCCTGACAGCATATGCGATTCATAAGTTCTTCCAGGAGAGAGGTTTCGTATATGTGCATACACCACTGATCACAGGAAGTGATTGTGAGGGTGCAGGAGAGATGTTTCAGGTAACGACTATGGATCTGAATAACGTACCGAAGAATGAAGACGGAAGCGTAGATTATTCCAAAGATTTCTTCGGAAAAGAGACAAGCCTTACTGTAAGCGGACAGTTAAATGGTGAGACTTACGCACAGGCATTCCGCAATATTTATACATTCGGACCGACATTCCGTGCAGAGAACTCTAACACAACACGTCATGCGGCAGAGTTCTGGATGATCGAGCCTGAGATGGCATTTGCAGATCTGGATGACGATATGTTCGTTGCGGAAGCAATGTTAAAATACGTCATCAACTATGTGCTTGAGAATGCACCGGAAGAGATGAACTTCTTCAATTCATTCGTAGACAAGGGACTTCTGGAGAGATTGCACAACGTAGTATCTTCTGATTTCGCAAGAGTGACATATACAGAGGCTGTAGAACTTCTTGAGAAACACAATGATAAATTTGAATACAAAGTAACATGGGGAACAGACCTTCAGACAGAGCACGAAAGATACCTGACAGAAGAAGTCTTCAAACGTCCGGTATTCGTAACAGATTATCCGAAGGAGATCAAAGCATTCTACATGAAGCTGAACGACGATGGCAAGACCGTTGCGGCAGTAGACTGTCTGGTACCTGGAATCGGTGAGATCATCGGAGGAAGCCAGAGAGAGGATGACTACGATAAGCTGAAAGCAAGAATGGATGAACTGGGACTGAAAGAAGAAGACTACAAGTTCTACATGGATCTTCGTAAATATGGTTCTACAAGACATGCCGGATTCGGACTTGGATTCGAAAGATGCGTCATGTATCTGACAGGAATGGGCAATATCCGTGACGTAATTCCATTCCCAAGAACTGTCAACAATTGTGAACTGTAATAGAGGATCATGTGAATAACAACACGTGAAAAACGTATATAAAACGTATATGGGGACGGGGGATTTATAAAAATCCGCCGTCCCCATATAGAATGGAGGGCAGTATGAATATATTAGTAGTAGATGACGAAAAGGAAATCGCTGATGTAGTAGAGCTTTATCTCCAGAATGACCAATACAAAGTATTCAAATTTTACAACGGCCAGGATGCACTGGACTGTATTAACAGTACGAAGATCGACCTTGCGATCCTGGATATTATGCTTCCGGATATTGACGGATTCCAGATCCTCAAGCAGATCCGGCAGAAATATACATTTCCGGTGATCATGCTGACGGCGAAGACGGAATACATGGATAAGATCACCGGGCTTACGCTGGGAGCGGATGATTATATTCCGAAACCGTTCAACCCACTGGAGCTGGTGGCGAGAGTGAAAGCACAGCTTCGCCGGTGTACACAGTATAATGAAGGGACCAAAGAAGAAGGAGATGTCCTGGATTTCGGAGGGTTGCTTCTGAACCGGACTTCTCATGAGTGTGTATACAATGAAGTGCCGCTGACACTGACACCGATCGAATTCGACATCCTCTGGCTTCTGTGTGAGAACCGGGGAAAGGTCATAAGCTCAGAAGAATTGTTCGAGAAAGTATGGCATGAGAAATATTATAAGAACAGTAACAACACGGTGATGGTGCATATCCGTCATCTCCGCGAGAAGATGAGTGCACCGACAGGCAAGTCTGATTTTATCAAGACTGTGTGGGGAGTGGGCTATAAGGTTGAAGAATAATTATCGGAAATTAAAATTCAGTATCCTCTTGCAGACGGTGCTGGTCACAGCGCTTACCGTTCTGGTAGGGGGGGTACTGCTTAAATTTGTGATCGATGGAATTTATAATGACAGTTTTGCCAGAACTTTTGTAGATGTTCTGGTATTTCTGAATATAAATGAAAAGACGGCGGTCCATCTTTACTGGCAGCTGATCGGAGATAACAAGACATTTTTCATGATTGTTGGTTATCTGATCCTTTTTGCGCTGTTTTTTTATGTTGCGCTTTCTCAGATGACAAAATATCTGGATCAGATCGATCATGGAATTGAAAATATTATATCGGAATCTACAGATCCCATTCATCTGATCACAGAATTAAAACCAATAGAGATCCGTTTGAATGAGATTAAAGCAACATTAAAACGGCAGGAGCTAGAGGCATCGGAAGGCGAAAAGAAGAAAAACGACCTGGTGCTTTTTCTGGCGCATGATCTGAAGACGCCGCTGACTTCGATCGTGGCGTATCTTACGATGCTCGAAGATCATCCCGACATGCCGGAAGAAGAACGAAAAGCATATACTCACATCGCATTGGAAAAATCCATCCGATTAGGAGAGCTGATCAATGAATTTTTTGATATTACAAGATATAATCTTCAGAATATCGAACTGGAACCGGTAGAGATTGATCTTACGATGATGCTTGAACAGCTTGCAGATGAGCTGTACGGAGTCCTCCAGGAAAAGAAGCTGACCTGTGAAGTGGATGTAGAAGAAGATCTGATGATCTACGGAGATCCGGATAAGCTTGCAAGAGTATTCGATAATATCTTAAGAAATGCAATTGCTTACTGCTATGCAGATACGGAGATCTGGATCGAAGCGAAAATGAAGGATGGTGACATCGAGATCACATTTACCAATGCAGGTGATAAGATTCCGGGCGATATGCTTCAGACGATATTCGAGAAATTCTATCGCGTGGATGGTTCCAGATCGACAGGAACCGGCGGCGCAGGTCTGGGACTTGCGATCGCCAAACAGATCGTGGAGCTGCACGGAGGAAGAATCCTGGCAAAAAGTGATGACAACCGGACACAGTTTGTCGTAACACTGCCATCGAAAGAGAAGACAGAACAGAAAGAGGGAAGCGAGGATGAAGTTCATACACATCGCAGACTTGCATTTAGGGGCAAAGCCGGACGCGGGAAACGCGTACAGTCAAAATAGAGAACAGGAGCTCTGGGACAGCTTTCGTGATATCATAACAATCTGCAATCAGAAAAAGACAGCTTTGTTGCTGATCGCGGGGGACCTGTTCCACAGGCAGCCACTTTTAAGAGAATTAAAAGAAATGAATTCCATACTGGAGATGCTGGAGCAGACAGAAGTTGTTATGATCGCCGGTAATCATGATCATATCAGGAAAAACTCTTATTACCGAACATTTACCTGGGCACCGCATGTGCACATGATCTGCTCGCAGGAAATGAGCTGTGTGGAACTTGACCGGATCCAGACGGCTGTCTATGGATGCAGTTATCATTCCAGAGAAATTCTGGAGCCGTTATATGATCATGCAGTTCCGGAAGGACGGCAGAAGTATGAGATTTTGCTTGCACACGGTGGGGATGAGAAACATATTCCGATCAAGAGTAATCAGATCATGACGCTTGGGTATGATTATGCTGCATTTGGACATATCCACAAGCCGCAGATGCTGGTGGAGAACCGGATGGCATATGCCGGATCGCTGGAGCCGACGGATGTAGGTGATACAGGAGCTCATGGTTATATCGAAGGAAAGATCACCGGAAATGGTTGTCAGATCCGTTTTGTGCCACATGCACTGCGTGAATACAGACACTGCGAGGTACAGGTGGATAAATCTGTGACCGGCCATGTACTGAGGCAAAAGATTGCAGATATGATCGAAGAGCAGGGAAAGCAGCACATGTATAAGATTACACTGACTGGTTATCGAGATCCGGATATCTGGTATGAGCTGGATCATATGGATCCATACGGTAATGTGGTGGAGATTACAGACCACACAAAGCCTGCATATGACTTTGAAAAATTAAAAAATGAAAATAAAGGAAACATTCTCGGACAATATATTGAAAGCCTGAGTGGCTATCCGGCCGACAGTCTGGAGTACCAGGCACTCTGTGAAGGAGTGCAGGCTTTGATGGAGACGAGAAGA